CGAAGGGTATTCGAATTTCACAAAACCTGAACTTAAGAGATTCAAGGATTTCTTGGATTCAATCGTTCTTGGTGCAAACAAACTGAGTGTAGAAAACAAGCCTATTCGTAAGAAGCGCAAGGTTAAAGAAAAGCCTGCAAGTGTGCTTGTATCAAAAGTAAAATACATGAAAGAGTTTGCCGAACTTGGCATTGTAAGTACCAATCCAGAAAAGATGATTGGTGCGCTACAAGTCTGGACATTCAATACAAAGACTCGCACATTGTCCGTTTACAATGCGAACAATGCAAAGGGTCTGACTGTTAAAGGCACTACACTACAAAACTTTGAAGAAGCCACTTCAATCAGTAAGCGACTACGCAAACCAGAAGTGACTATTAAGAATGTTTTGAGTGGTGGTAAAGTTGTTCTGCGTAAGTTGATGACAGAGTTGACTACGAAAGAATCTGCCGCCACCGGTCGATTGAATGAAGATACCGTTATTGTAAGGGTCTTGTGATGGGCACCAATTATTATGTTGCGAAGAATCTGTGTGAATGTTGCAATCGCTATGATGAAGAATATCATATCGGAAAATCGTCATACGGTTGGGCATTCTCATTTCAAGGCTATCGTGAAGAGCGATTGGTGTCTTGGCGTGCATGGAAAGAATTTCTCAAAAACCAAATCATCATGGATGAGTATGGCGAACGAATAGACTATGATTGGTTTGTCAATTTTATTGAAACACACAAAGCGCCTGGTTATGTGCGTGAAGATGGGCGCAAGAATCTTCAACACAACGAACAAGGAAAAATTGATAAGCGACCATGGTTCAATCCCGAATACGATTGGGATGATGAAGATGGTTATGCTTTTTGTTCTAGGTGGTTTTCGTGAAGTATTGGACTATTGTTTTTCCTGGTGAGTTTGATCAACATGTGCAAGAAACATGGTCTGAAGATCAAATCATCAAATCATATTACACCTACTGGTTCACAAAAATGATTGAAGCAGGAAAAGGTGATATTGCAACACGCGAACGATGCATCGAAGATTGGTGCGTTGTTCATTGGGCATGTGAAACTGATCAATTAGGAAATAAACTATGACTACCCTTGCTAGAGATAATTTCTCTGAACTTGAAATTGCAAGCATCATTTCCGTAAAGGAAAAGATTTATAGTGACTTTGGTGGACTGCTAGGTATGATGCCGCGCAATCTACAGAATCTTATTCTTACTGCTGGAACTATTACTGGTGGATGCGTTTCATCTATTTTTCATTCTAAGCAACCTAACGATTGGGATGTGTATCTTGAGAATGAAGAAGCAATTAAAGAGTTTGATGTAATGATTAAGAGTGACGGTCCTGTTAGACGGGTGATTGCTGATGCTAATCCTAACTACCGTGAATTCGAAACAACTGGTGGTAAAGTGATTACTGAAAATGCTGTTACTTTTGAGAATGGTATTCAAGTGATTACTAGGGCTACTGCTGAAGTCGCAAGAACTCATTTTGACTTCATTCATTGTATGCCTTACTACAAGTTGAGTGAAAGGAAATTCTATATTTCACGCAAACAATTCGAATCTATTCGCGAAAAGAAAATTGTTATGAATCCTAACTATAGAGGTGATGTTAAATTTGCCAGAGTTGAGAAGTATAAAGAAAGAGGATGGGTTGCGCCATGAGTGAAGTTGCTTATCGTGAAAAATATTGGTGGGAACATTATCCGCTACACAAACTTTGGTGTAATGATGCATGTCCATTAGTTCCTAGATTTGAATATCGCAGGGGTGATGAATACAATGCAAACGCTTGGTCATTACATTGGTTGTTTCTTCATGTATGGACAATGGAACATTTTTCATTTGGTTTAGATGCAGGAATCAGTTTTGATGGAATCTATGTTGGTGCAGTTTTACCTTGGTTTCGCATTACATTTGGAATTCGTCACGCACACTCACAATTAGGATGGAAAATTTCTAGACTGCTGCGCCGCAAGCCAGCACTAAAGAATGAAAAAGGAGAATACAATGAATAACTATGAACGTCACGCTAAAGAAGAATTTCGTGCAGCCGGTTGGACTGACGAAAATGGAAACTTCAATGATGAAATGCAAGAAATGATTTGTGATCATGTATTGAAGTTGCTTGAAGTGTTTGATGGAGAAGGACACTCTGGCTCTAGTGCGCCCTATGCAATTAATCTTTTTAAGAAACTTGCTTCTTTCGAACCTATCGTGCCATTGACTGGCGAAGATTGGGAATGGGTCAATGTTGCAGAACAGAATGGCGGACCGCTTTGGCAGAACAAGCGATGTGGTCATGTGTTCAAAGATAACGAAGGTGCATATGATATCAATGGTATTGTTTTTTATGACTGGTATGTAGATGAAAACGGGGATAAACACAAGTCGTATTTTACCGGAAGAGAAAGTAGAGTGTCAGTAACTTTTCCATACACACCTACCACCGAATATCGAGAGTATGTTGACAACGATTAATTTTGTTGATATAATTACTCTATAGATTAACTAAGGATTGGTATGAACGAAGAACTTGACGCTAAACTGGTAGCCAATTATCCAGAACTTTACCGCGATAGGCATGGCAACATGAAAGAAACTCTTATGTGTTGGGGTTTCTCTTGTGGCGATGGTTGGTATCAACTTATTGACGCTCTATCGTGGATGCTGTCTGCTGAACATAGACGCGCCAAAGATCGTCTAGAATATTATCGCAACAATTTTGGTAAAGAACTTTGGAAAGGCAAGTTTGTAACCCAAGAGGATATTGACAAGGCGCAGAAAGAACTTGATGAAAATCCTTGTCCGGTGGCTGTGCAAGTGAAAGAAAAGTTTGGTGGACTTCGATTCTACGTTGACAGGGCAACCGAAAGACAGTATAATTATATTAGTTTTGCAGAAGCATTGAGCCATAGAACGTGCGAAGAATGCGGCGCGCCTGGTATGACTTATACCATGGGTTGGCATCAAACTCTTTGCGAGAAACATGCTGATGAACGATATGGCGAAGAAGCAGCACACTATCGAAACAAAACTGCCGAATGGGCGGATGAGGAAGAAAAAACATGATTTTAGTTGACTTGAATCAGGTCATGATTGCAAACCTGATGATGCAGGTAAATTCCAATGCTGCAAATCAGATTGATGAAAACCTGATTCGTCACATGGTTCTCAATTCGCTGAGAATGTATAACGTCAAATTCAAGGATGAATATGGCGAAATGGTTATCTGTTCCGACGACAAAAAGTATTGGCGCAGAGATATCTTTCCGTATTACAAAGCATCCCGTAAGAAGGACCGCGAAGCATCCCCATTTGACTGGAATCTAATTTTTGAAACTCTGAATAAAGTCCGTGATGAAATTCGCGAGAACTTTCCTTACAAGGTTATTCAAGTTGAGAAGACTGAAGCCGATGACGTTATCGGCACACTTTGCCATGAGTATGGTGTTTATCTGAAGAATGCTGATACTGAGAAAATTCTGATTCTCTCAAGCGATAAAGACTTTCAACAATTGCAAAAGTTTGTCAATGTTGATCAATACAGCCCCATGGCAAAGAAGTTTATTCGCAACAATTCTCCTGATAAATTCTTAAAAGAACATATCATAAAGGGAGATAGAAGCGATGGGATTCCTAATTTTCTTAGCGGTGATGATTGCTTTGTTACTGAAAGCCGGCAGAAACCTGTAACTGAGAAAAAACTAAATAGTTGGATGGATCAAGAACCTGAAGCATTCTGCGATGAGAATATGCTTAGAAATTATCGTAGAAATGAAATGCTGATTGACTTGAGTAAGATTCCTCAAGAATTCAAGCAAAAGATTCTGGATACATACAAGACTGCCAAGACAAATGGCAGAGAGAAGATTTTCGACTATTTAATTAAACATCGTATGAAAATGCTGATGGAACACATACAGGAATTTTAACAATGGCTATTGATATTAGTAAAATGACACTACCTGAAATTTTTCAGCATGTCTCTGAGTTGCCGACTGCTAAACGCACCGATGCTCTGAAACAGATTGGAAATTTACGCAAAGAGGTAAAGGTCTTGATGTGGTATGTCTTTAGAAAAGACGCAAAGTTTGATTTGCCTGCTGGTTCACCTCCGTTCAATAAAATGGAAGTGCCAGAGAATATGGGTATGAATCGACTTCCCGCAGAAATTCGTAAACTAGAATATTTGCTTCCGTCATCTAATTTGAACAAGATCAAGAAAGAAAAAATCTTTATCGAAATTCTTGAAGCAGTAACTCCAGAAGAAGCGGAGTTGGTTCTTCAAGTTAAAGATAAGAAATTGAAGTATAAAGGCATCACAAGGAAGTTGGTAGAGGAAGCACTACCAGAAGTTTTTCTAGGAGAAAAAGAAGCGTAAAAGTCATGGCTAAAACTAAAAAGTATAACAGTTTTCGTGAATTCTATGAGGATGAAGAACGCCCTCGAAAAAAGCCCAAGGCTCCAGAGGTCACCCGAAAAAACAAGGACAAGATGAAAAAGAAATTTCGTTTTCTTGATCCAAAAAATATGAGGGAAGAGGACTTTGATGAATTCGAAGATTACCAATAGCGGTAAAGACTACGATGGTCTCTCACAGAGAGATTTGGATAACTTGAATTTTTTGTTGACTTCATCTAAATCGACTATCAAACAATGGATGCAAGTGGTTAGTCAAGATGACTTGAATTATGCTTTAGAACTTATGGCAATGTATCACCTTAGACTTTGTGATTCTGCTGCGGAACAATCGGAACTCAATGAGGCAAGAGAAATGCTTGCCAACATAGGCATTCCGACTTCTAAGACTCGACCGGACAACGCCTAAAACCGCCCTCTAGGCGGTTTTCTCTGTCTGGATAGTGTCTGATATCACCCCCACCCTAAAAACCGCCCAAAACCGCCCTAATTTTGTTGCTTTTTTGCAACAAAAACCCAACAAATCCCTAAGTTGTTGTTTTTACACAACATATTTTTTCACTTTTTTGTGGAAAACCCTTGACATGGGTACCGACTGTGCTATACTAGACTCTGTGATGAACGAAAGAGGTCTTGATATGAATATGGAAACCGCACTCGAAACCCTTAAGAATGACATTATTGCCGACTACGAAGGTTGGCAAAGCAAACCTCGCACCGAGATTCAAGCAAGGATGCTTGATGAGTTTATCAACGGCATTCGAATTGCCGAAGGTAGCAAGTATATCAAGGTGATTACTGGTTCCTCTGTTTGGGGTTTCATTGTGAACACCGACAAGGATAAGAAATTCCGCAAAGGCGACATTCTCAAGGCTGCTGGTTGGGCTGCTCCCGCACGAAACGCCGCTCGCGGTAACATTCTGGACGGTGGCTACGAAATTCGCTGGACTGGTCCTATGTACCTTGTCTGATTGTTGCGGGAAAGCAACACTATGAAAATAGTTGTTGACTTTCCCTCCGAGTGTGATATACTGTAGTCTGTTGAGTGAGAAAAGGATACGAAATGACGGAATTTGAACGTAACTCTATGGGGATGTCCGCTGAGGATGTCCGTGAGCAATACATGAATTCTCTGACTGCACGATTGTCTGGTCAAGAAATGGTTGTTGCTGGTATTCTGTCCGATTGCCAAGAAATGTTAGCAATGGGTGCAGGACCTAGGTCCGTTGAATATGTTCGCAAACAATTGAACGTTGCGAAGTTTATTCTGTTCGAACAAATGAAGGCTACTCGCGAAACCGAGGCTGCGTAAGGAGACTGTAATGGTTATGCTTGTTATCCGCACTCAAGTTTACGAAAACTATGCATGGAACGAAGACGGTTCCATTGGCACTGGTCCTGATGCATATTGGAAAGCAAAGGGTGGGTCCGAGTATAAGGTTCTGAATGTTCCGTTGAACACCGACTATGAGGCTATCGTTAGCCTTGCCGATGTAGAACGGGATGACGATTATTTCCGTGAGCATGTTATCGATTGGTCCATAGAGTCCGATGATTACTTGTCGTGGTTCGAAAAGAGCCAACTTGAGTATGATGGTTCTATAACTTGCAAAGAACCCACCATGGAGTATTCCGATTTGATTGAAGAGAGGATGGTAGCATGAGTAAGATGGGCGACCTGCTAATTGAAATTGAAGAATTATACTTTGCGGGACATTCTGTAACTGCAATTGCAAATGTAACTGGTATGCCAGTAAAGTGGATTGCCGAATACCTTGACAGGTTCGATGATTCTGAGTATAATGATTCAATGGACGGTGATGATGCATCGGCTCTAGCCTCTGCTGGATTTGGTACCGATGAAGACTATGGCGGCGGTATGGATGATCCATTCTGAGAAAGATTTTTTTACTGAGAATGAAAGACTGAATCTGCGCCGTTCGGTCCTGATGTTGCGTAACAAATGGACAATGGTAACGGGACAGGATGCAATTGGATACTCTACGGCAAAGAAAACTTTTTTCTACACGTTAGGCGATTCTCTCTATGAAATGGAATCAAATGACAAGAAAGAAGAAGATATCAATCGCGGCACACAAAAAATTCTGTTGAAAGAATTCAAATGGATTTACGATAGAATTTTTAAGAAGATTGAGGAGTTGACAGGTAAGCAGGTTAAGTTGTATAATGGTCTAACTGTTCCAGGATTTCATATCAGTCAAGTACCAATACAATATTCACCTTCATACTATCATCAGGATCGAAGCATATTGATGTATCGACCTAAGGTAGATATGAACACGGTGTATTCTGTATTGTTATTAATTGAGAAACCAAAGAATGGCGCATGGCTGGATTACCTAGACAATGCAGGAAACAAATTAGTTAAGCATTATCACTATGGACAATTCAACATGTGGAAGTCTACTATGCCGCACAAGATTGGTGGGTTTTTCACCCTTCCTGGTGAGCATAGGATTACTTTACAATGTCACTATTGTGCCGATCCGAATGACAACAAAATTA